GGTGAGATTACCCCGATGCCAACAGCGGCAATCTTCGCGGACACGCAAGACGAACCAGGGAGCGTTTACGCGTGGCTTGATTGGCTCGAAAAGCAGCTTCCTTTTCCTGTTGTTCGCGTGACGGCCGTAAGTTCACAAAAACCGACATTCCGTTTTTTACCCTGAGCGCGAAAAATAAGATAGGGAAAATAAGGCAACGACGATGCACGCAAGATTTCAAAATTGACCCGATTCGCAAGGCTGTGCGAAAGCTGGCCGGAATAAAGCGCGGCCAGAATACTATAACTGTAATGCAGTGGATCGGGATCAGTCTGGACGAAATTTATCGCATGAAAGAAAGTCGTGAACCCTGGCAGGAAAACCGATGGCCGCTAATTGATGCGAGAATGAACCGGCAAGACTGCCTCCGATGGATGGAGTCTCATGGCCACCCAAGGCCGCCGCGCTCTGCATGTGTGTTCTGCCCGTTTCATAATAATGCTGAATGGGCAAAGCTCAAGCGGGATGAGCCGGCCGAGTTCGAGCGGGCGGCAAAGTTCGAGCGGGCGGTCAAAGAAAGCGATGGTAAGAAGAACGCCAGTATCAATTCTACGCTTTTTCTTCACCGTTCCTGCAAACCCCTTTCCGAAGTGGACTTTTCAACGGAAGAGGACCGAGGACAGCTTAACATGTTCGTTAACGAGTGCGAAGGAATGTGCGGAGTATGACGCGCGAGCGAAATATCTACCTCAAAGGCCGCGGATTCGAGGCCCGCATCACGCGCCGACAATTCCAAAAGGCAATCAAGTTTATCCACTACAACAACCTATGAAAAGCACCACCGTAACTATCCGACTACGTCCCGACGAAACCACCATCCTAGACACATCGCAACCGCACCGAATTCCTACGCTACTCGATTATAAAGGAATGGCTACGCAGACACGGCGGCGCGGCCCCCGGCGAAGCCAGATACGCATCCGACATGAGACAAGGCCGACCCAACATGAATACTCAGACGCAGGCAAGATCGCATGCCTGGCTTGCGTCGTCAAGGCTTTGCTGGTAGGTTGCCAGCGATGATAGAGCGCCCCCGCCGATCTTCTGGCTTCAATTCGCATCCTCTGCGGTCATATTACCTTTACTGGCGGCGGGGGCGCTAAATATGGGCACCCCAGTAATTGCAATTGGCAGGCACGGAAAGCGGGGCAGACCGCGCAAAGTTGATAAGGCTGCGGCTATTCTTGGGGCCGGTGGGCAGAGGGCCGAAGACGATCATCCGGGGATGACGCTTGCGAAAGCCGCCGCCAACCCGGCCGACTTCGCGGAATTGATTCTCTGGCCGAGGTTTGTTGACGGGGTTGATCGCGGGGAGACGCTTTACGCCAAGCAGCGGCAGTTTCTCGAGGTGTGCGCCTCGGAACTCGGAAAGTCGTTCGGAAACACCAATGTCGGAGGGCGGCGGCCGGGGCCGCCGGGTCGCGTTGCGCTGATGGCGGCCAATGGTGGCGGGAAGACGGCGAGGTGCCTGCCGGCGCTCGTGATTTGGCTGTTTCACATCTGGCCCCTGGCCAAGATCAAAATCACCTCGGGCGCCTGGACGCAGGTTGAGACGCAGATTTGGCCGGCGCTCGAACAGTTCCGCGCGCGCTTCACTCAGACGAGCCCCGGAGATGGGTTTTCCTACGCGTGGAAGTGGTACGAGACCCCCTATATCGAGGTTGCCCAATTCAAAGGAAACGCACCCACCGGGCGCAAGGGGTTTCTCACCTGCATCACGACGAACGATCCGGGTCGCGCGGAAGGCGACCATGGGGAGCTTCCCAACCAGCCATTGATCTGGATTGTGGACGAGGCCAAGACGTCGGCGCAATGGCTCAAGAAGGTGCTGGTCGGCCGAATTCGTCCGCAGCTTCTGGTTTTGATGTCATCTCCCGGCCATGAGGATGGCTGGTTTTATGAGGCGATGCGGAAGGACGACAGCTACCGAAGGGTCGAGTTGTGGGCCGAGGATTGCTCGCACATTTCCCCGGATGAAATCAAGCAGATCAAGGACGACTGGAAAGACTTCCCGGCCTTTGCGGAATCCATTCTGGGCCATGAGTTCATGCCGCTGGTCGAGGATTCGGTCATCAATGGGCCGGCGCTGGACGAATGCATAGCCAACCCGCCTCCGCGCCAGGAAACCGGCGACGTGCATGCTTTCTGCGACTTCGCCTGGTCGAGTGGCGGAGCGGAAAACACGATGGCGTTGCGGCGCGGTAACGTCATCACCCTCCCGGTGGCGTTCCACAATGATCATTTGGTGGCGAGTCCGAAGAATCCAACCCCCGGCGTGTGCGAGACCTTCATTGCCCATTGGCAGCGCCTGGGGCTTGAGGCGCACCAAATCTCCGGGGATGAGGGCGGCGGAGGAAAGCTGGTGATGGACGCCCTTGACACCATGGGGTGGTGTCTGACTCGAGTGAACAACGACGGCGTGCCGTCGAACGAGCGGTACGGATCCGCTGGGTCTGAGATTTGGTATGAGGGCAGCAAGCAGATTACCGCGCGGACGGTAGTTCTGGACATTGACCAGAAGACCCGCGGCCAAATGCTCAACCGAAAGCGGGTGACCAAGGCGGGCAAGGAAAAGCTCTACATCGAGAGCAAGCCGGACATGGCCAAGCGTGGGGTTCAATCTCCAGATCGGGCCGATGCGGTGTTCGGCGCCATGATGCCGCATGGCGGGTTTTCAAGCGGGCTAATCAAGGCTGCGGTGGCGGTAAACGCATCCAAGGAATCTCCAGGGTGGCAGAACACCGCGCTGTCCGCGCGCCAGCCATGGGATCGGCTGGGGGCGCCTGAGGGAGACGTGATCGACGTGTTCGCGTCAGTAAGCCGCGAGCCGAGCCGGTATGAGTTGCTGATGCTGGCGGAAAAGTCAGGGGGCTTGCCAATCCAGTAATTTGGTGCGACAATGCGCCAGTGAACACTCGGGTATCGCTGGATCTGAAACTTCGCCTTGCGGGCGGGCTGACGGTTGCGAGCCTTAACAAGCTGGCATCCGCGCTCAACGAACAGGGCCAGGCGCAGATTCATGAGGCGATGGGGAACCGCTTCCTGCAGATCTCCCGGTCCACATTCGGGCCCAATGGCCAGCATCGGCCAAACGACTGGCGGCCACTTTCCCCGCGATACCAGAAGGAGATCGGGTATTTTGGCCCCCCAAAGCTGGTGCTTGGCGGCGCGATGATCCGATCCATTAACCTCGCCCAATGGGGGCATGATCGGGTGGTGGTGTTGGCTGGGTCCGACTACGCGAGTGAGCATCAGCACGGCGCGCAACGTCTCCCACGGCGCGGGTTCTTCCCTATCAACGCGGGCACGCTCACCAATTACGCCGATCGTGAGGTCCGCAAGGCCGCGCAAGGCGCACTCGACAAGATGATGATATGACAGACCATAACGATCGGGGATTCGGCGCGATCCCGAAGCGCCAACCTGAGATTAGGCACATGCCTGTAAAAACGTGTGCCAGGTGCGGCGAGGATCACATCATCACGTTCAGGCGGTTCAAGAACCCCATTGATCGGTTCACCCATTGGGCTCTTTGCCCAAACACCAACGAGCCGATCTTGCTCGAAATCTACGAAACCCCATGAAACTCCCCTTCACCAAACCAGACCGCACGCTTCAGCAACAGGCCCAGGACATGGCGGTGGCCATGCTGGGAAGAATGCTCCCGCAATCGGTCAAGGCGCGACTCTCCGGGTGGGGTGAGGCCCCCCAATGGGGCACCTCGGCAACAATGTCCAGCGTTCAGGGGGCGTTACGCACCGCGGAGAACGGCGATACCTACCTGCTATTCAGCCTTTATCGGGACATGATTTGCAACTCGCTCCACGTCCGGGGCGAGATTTCCAAGCGCCTGATCGCCGTCCTGGGCAAGCCGCTCGTGATCCAGCCGGCCAACCGGGCCAATCAGGATGACGTGCAGGCCGCCAAGCTCTGCGCTGAGATGGTCAACGCCTGCTCGAACTGGCTTGACGGCATGCTGCACGTTCAGGTGGGGAGCGTGTACCCAGTGAGCGCCGCGGAGAAGATTTACGAGGCGGTGAACACGGCTGACTCGCCGTTTTCATCCCCGGTTGCCTACCGGCTGAAGAAGATCGTCCCGGTCAACTATGCGCTCTACTGCTACCGGATCGCCTTCTGGTCGCTGTCTCAGGCGTCGCTCGGAACAGAGCCAATGCAGCCGGGAATGAACATGCTCGGTAGCGGCGCGCGCCCCTACAATGGGGGCCCGACGCCCGGCCCCGATGGCAAGATCGAGAACACCCTCTGGTGGAATGCCGACGATTGGCAGCCCGACATGCGGTTCTACGATGTGCTGGTGAACGGACAAGTCAATTGGGACCTGGGGCAGACCTACAAGCCTGACCCGATGCGGCACATCATCCACCGCGGGAACATTATCACGAGCTTTCGTGACACGTTCGGTGGTGACCTGCGGCCGGTGCTGTTCTGGTGGCTGCTGTCCACGCTCGGCCGGGACTGGTTTGCGTCCTACATGTTCCGGTTCGGAAGGCCATTCGTGGTGGGCTATGCAAACACGAGCGACAAGAACATCGTGGACCTGCTCGAAAAGACGTTCAACGCCGGGACGACGGTTAGCGGTGGGGCCATCATCGTGAACAAGGAGGCCAAGATCGAGCTTATCCAGGCTGCGGTGAGCGGGGGCGCCGATGGTTTCGAGAAATATGTCAACTTCTGCCACTCGCAAATCACCAAAGGCATTTTGGGGCACGAGCTTTCGACTTCGGCCAAAAACACCGGACTCGGCAGCGGAATGGCCGACCTGTCCAGCGACGTGAAAGACGAATGGCGTGAGATGGACAATACCCGCCTCAAAAGCACGGCGGCAGACCAAATCTTTCATCCATGGCTGCGCCTCAATGGCTACAGGGGAAACGTGATCCCTTGCTGGGGCGGCTCATCTCCCGGAAACCGGGCGCTCTTCGCTAAGACGCTGGTGGATCTCAAGAATGCCGGATGGCAACCGGCCGGCGATGACAGCGAGCAGGCGATTTCCGATACGATGGGCTTCAAAGTCGAACGAATCGAACTCCCCGACACCAATGACAAAGGCAACGATAACGATCCTGCGGGCGGAAAGAGTAAACAATCTGATACCGCTGTCGCTGGCGGCTAAGATCCGCGGGTGCTCAACGGAGATGCTGGCCAGGATGTGCCGGATGGGGAAGATCCCGAGCGCCAGGCGGGCGGGAATCAGGCGTTGGGTGGTGGAACGGTCGGGCGTGGAGTGTTAGAATACCGCTTCCGTAACGCTTCCCGGCGCTCCTTAGCCGACATGTTCCACGATTGGCGCCCGCCCACTTGTTCGGCTGCCGCGGCGACCTCCTTGACCGCATCATCCTTGATCGCCGGATCAACCGCCCGCTGAACCCGATCAACGTCCCATCCGATTGCGGCCAGCAATTTGATCCCGGACTCTTGCATGGTCGCCGCCTCCACGAGCTGGCCGGAGTCATACCAGCCGAATCGGTTCATGGCGCTCCGGTCTAGGTTTTGAATCTCCGCCCCCGGCTTGAGCCACATGACGAGACAGCCCGTGGGGAGCTTTTTGAGGAACGGATCAAGTTCCTGGCGGTCAATCGCGGATGGATCGACCCGGAGAATGATGACGTGATTGGGGGTGATGGTTGAAATATCGAAGGTCTCAAGCTGTTGCTGAAAAGCAAAGTTCATTATCCAAACGATACCCCAACTCCCCAATCCCTGTCAAGATTATGCGAACTCTACGAACCGGATCGTTTGCCAAATCGAAAGCCCCGCCTTATTGCTCACTTGACGAATGAAGTTGTCTGGAACGATTGAAAAGTTTGAGGCCCAAACCGATGGTTCGGTAATCATCGAGGGCACCGCGTCCAGTGAAATCCTCGACGGCCAAGGCGAAATTGCAAAGGCGGACGCCCTCCGTGAGGCCATTCCCGGCTTCATGCGCTGGGCGAATATCCGCGAGATGCATGAGCCAAGCGCCGTTGGAACCGCGCTCAAATGCTCCGTATCCGACGATGGCAAGACCAGCCTCCGCGCCAAGATTGTTGACTCAGAGGCCGTCAAGAAAGTCCTGGCTGGTGTTTATAAGGGCTTCTCTATCGGTGGACGGGTCCTGGCCAAATCCGGGAACGCCATTACACGACTGATCATGACGGAAATCAGCATCGTCGACCGGCCAACCAACCCGGAGTGCTCTTTTTCAATCGCCAAGTGCGACACGATGTCCCCTGAACAAAATATGACCCCCGAAACACTCGCCAAGGTCGAGGCGTTGCCCGGTCTGATCGAAGGTTTGATCGCCCGGTTGGATGCCCTCGAGAAACGACCCGCGCCAGCTGCGCCCGATATGTCCTCGTTTGAGGCCAAGATCACAAAGCTGGAGGGGGCCATCACCGCCACCCAGGCCGCCACCGAGGCCAACCTCAAGAACGACGTCATTGCCAAGATGGCAAACGATGGCCGCGCCCCGATCAACCCGGAGACGAACGTCGGCTACAAAGCCGACGAACTCGCCAAGCTTGACCTGGGCACGCTGAAACTTTTGGCGGCCAACTCTCCCATCGTGCCGCTGAAGTCGCGCACACTCATCGCCAAGAGCGACGCCAAGGGTGGGCAGCCCGATACCACCGGACTCACCGGAGCGGCCCGAACGCAAGCCATTTGGGACGCTCAATACCCCGACCGCAACTCGGTTAGCTAACCTGACCTATGCTTGACCAATATCTCACAATCAAAGACATCGCCGCGCGCGAGCATACCGACGATGTTGTCGGTCTCGTTGAGGCGGTGGTGAACGTCGCCCCGGAGGTCGAGCAGATCACCGGTCGCGTCATCGCCGGAACGAGCTACTTGGCTCGCATCCGAAAGGCGATCCACGCCGGACGCGCTTTCCGCAAGGTGAACTCCGGCACGCTCCTGGGCGCCAGCACCTACGACCAGACCCGGTTCAACTGCTTCCCGTTCGATGCTCAGATGCAGATCGATGAGGCGACCTTGGACGCGGCCGAAGGCGAAGGCGATTCTCGCGGCAAGCTGATGACCGAAGAGGCTGTTGGCGCCATGCGCGCCAAAGCGATCGACCTCGGCTTGCAGTTCTATCAGGGCACCTTGAACGACTCCCTTGGCTGCCCTGGGTTGGCTGACTTCCTGGTGACCGCACAGCAACAGATCGACCCCCGCACCAATGCGGCGGTCGATCTGGTGGTTGACGCCAACGGCGGAAACAACACCTCGACGTCCACCAACGAAAGCGTCTGGTTCGTCCGCGAGGGCGCGCAGGGTGTCCATTGGCTGTTCGGTGCCGGCCAGGGTCTCCGCATGAACCCTTGGTATCCCCAGCGCGTGGCCGATGCCCAAGGCAAGGTCTTCCGCGCCTGGTGCGCCAACGTGTTCGGCTTCATCGGCATCTCGTCCGCGAGTTACTATTCGGTGGGCGTGATCAAGAACGTGGACGCCACCACCGGAGCCACCGCGAGCGCGAATGCCACTTATCCCCTCAACGACTCGCTCGTTGCGGCCCTGTGGGCCAAGTTCCCGATCGATCAGAAGCCGACCAAGTGCTTCGCCAGCCAGCGCGCGATCTACACGCTGCAACGGTCCCGCACGACCACCCTGTTCGCCAATGCCGGCACTCCGGGCAATCAGAACAGTGGCGGGGCGGCCCCTGTGGCGCCCTGGCCGACCTCGCTGCCGACCGCTGGCGGAATCCCGATCATCCCCACCGACTCCATCCAGGTTGGCAAAGCGCCGACCGCGTATTAAGGAATCACCATGAAGAAACTTCTTGCCGCAATCGCAATCATCGCCGTGGTCGCCACGGTGTTCGCCGCCGGCGTCCTGTCCACCACGACCCCGTTGACGACCTGGCGCGCTTACAACGCTACCACCGCTCTGGAGTTCCAGGTTGGAACGATCAACATGTACCAGAGCAACGCGGGCCTCTCGACCAACGCCTTCGCCACGGCGTTCAACGCGGTCCCGGCCGTCTTCGTGACCCCGCTGAACGCGACCACCAATGTGACCAGCACGATGATCGGGTATTGCGCCACCAACATCGTGGGGGTCATCCCCGGTCTCACCACGACCAGCAACTTCGTTTACGCTGCGGGCAACACCAACACCTACAGCCTGCAGTACATCGCCATCGGCCAACCGTAATCATATGCAAGACAATGCTCTCTCCGTAACGGTCGCTTTCCCCGCCGCCTCCGCGACGGCTTACGTCAGCGCCATCGACCTTGGCGTCGTGGCTCCCGGAACGAACTTCCTGGCGAGCAACGCCTGGCGGCTCGGTCGCATTCGGGTCAAGGTGCCAACCTTGGCCAATCATACCGATGTCACCGCCAACGGCCCGATCACGTTCACCCTGCAGGACGCTTTGGTAACCGGAGTTGGGGTTGGCACCGGGGCAACCTCGACTGTGGGGGCCTACGCCAACACGAACCCGCTGGTCCAGTATTCGCTGGCCGGCGTCGCCACGACCGGATCGCTCGCCAAGACGTTCGACATTCCGATCCCGCCGACGATTCGCGGGCCGTTCCGCATCGCCATCGCCACCGGATCGGCGGCCGGCGACAACACCGCCTCCGCCCTGACGGTTGACTGGACTTGGGAATAAACGTGTGTGTTTGGCTATCCCGGATGTGATTACGGAGAGGGCGCGCTTGGGTGTGGGTTTCCATACCCATACCTTGGGCGGCAGTCCTTTACTGTATCGTCAGGGCTCGCCAGCATCCACGACTTTCCGCTGACCCAGGCTGTCACACAGCCTTACACGACTCAGGAGGTCGTTCAGAGTCTCATTGGAGGCCCCCAAACTTTGGGCGAGGCCACCGATGACACAAGCGCCGGAACATTCTCCGCTCCGGTACTCAATCAGTTGATCTCAGTTTGCCAGCTTGAGGTTGATTCCTACCTTTCCCCGACTTATCGCCCGCCCTACGCACGCCGGTTCACGGTGGGGACTTTCACGGTCCTCACCGTGGATTCCAATGGGGCAATACTCACCGTTCAAGCTCGCCAACTTGGAGACCAGCACAATCCCGATAGACATTGTGGGTATTACCTCGTGGCGCCGGCAACGGTGAACACGGTCTTGGGCGGCTATCAGGGGCGCTGCGGGAATCCTCCTGCGTCTGGAGCGGCCCTGACCGTCACGTTCAACTCGACAGCCCCGTTCTCCGTTCAGACTGTTTCGGTGACGGCTGGCGGCGCACATTACCAGCGCGGCGATGTGGTTGGCCTGGTCGGCGGCGGGAGTTACTTGCCGTCCAAGGTGCAGATGGCCTGCACGGCGTTCGTTTGCGAGGCGCTTTACAAGCGGAGGCTGGCGCCCGGCGAGGAAAACCCATTCAAGGCTGATGCCGAAAGCTGGCGGGGCACCCCGACGCATCCCGGACTCCTGATCCGCATCGGCCAGGGCGAGATTGATCTGGACGTGGATTGGCCGCGCGCCTTCTCTCCTGGGTTCGCCGTGGTGGAGCGAAACCGCCTGGAGGTGACGTCGCTATGAGCGAGCCCGCCATCACCATCGTTGAGCAGGTCCAGTTCCTGAGCGATCAGTTGATCGCCTGGGCGGTTGATCATCTGAACGCCAAGGTCGCCGTGGTTCCAAATCTGGAGGCAGCTTGGGCCACGGTGAGCAATCGCGAGGGGGCGCCCAAGTTGCTCATCATGGTGGACGGCGAGGAGGCCCGGTCGAATTTCGCCGGCGGCGAGGTCACCGGCATGGTTGATCGGCAGTTTTCCGTCATCCTGAGTCGCGGGCGCGGCCTGAAGGTGGACCGTGGCGCCGGGCTAACTGAGGGCGTCGGAGGTGGTGACCCGTTCCTGCAACTCCTTGACGACCTGGTCGAGATCGTTCGGTCGCTCATCCTGGGCACCGAAAAGACGATCTACTACCGCGGGTTCGATCACTTTGGGAAAGAATTCGGGATGCTCTCGGACTCCTACCGCATCCGGTTTGCGGTGGGGACGCTGAGGCCAATGTACCAGCAGTTTTAACCATCGAAAATTATGGGCAATATCGCACATCAAGTCCGCACGTCCTATATCGCCGGGGCGGGGTCGGTGACCTACAATTTCGCCATCACGAATGCCGGAGAGGCCAATGTCATCACAACGCTTTCGCCGGGGGCGACCAATATCGAGCAGGATGTTGCGTTCACCGTGTCTCAGTTGGCCGGCCTGGCGATCCAGTGCGTTGGCGACGTGACGGTCAAGGTTTACAGCGGGGCAACCCTTGGGGCAACCATTACGCTGGCGGCCGGGGTGGGAATCATCTACCCCAGCGCGGCGACGGCGTCGGCAGCCATTACGGCTTCGAGCGCCATCACCACGGTCACCAAGATTACTCTATCGAGCACGGCGGGCGGTTTGTTCACCTGGCTCGCATCCATCAACACCGGCGCTTAATCGCCACCATAGGAGCACAATATGCCATACGCAGGAACACGGACGGGAATGGGGGTCGCCAGCCAGAATCCCGGCGGCGTCACAGTTGCGGCCCCGGCGGGCAATACCTTTGCGCTGGTTTGGGGAACCGACCTTTTCAAAGTCGGCAGCTTCTCGACCTCACTGATCAAGTCGCTGTCTTTTGGTGAGAGGAACGAAGAGATCAAGATCGAGAATGGTAGCGGCCTGACGGCGATCTTCCTCATGATCAAGGACGGCGGCGACTTCGACATCAACCTCGTGGACAACGCTAACTCGGCTGTGTGGGAACCGCCCACCGCGGGCGATACGCTGACCTTCCTCAACCCGCTTGACGGCGTGGCGACGGCGACGTGCATTTGCACCGGAACGAAGGGCGACTACGCGCGAAAGCAGGAAGGCGGGTTCGCCATCACCGGGAAGTCGTTCACGCTCATCAACACCGCGAACTAACCGGGTATGAACGAACCTCGGATTCCGATTCAGCCTGAGATTGTCCAACGGGCGGAAGAGCTTCAACAGCGCGGCCATTCCATTGACCGCGCCAATGTCACGCCATGCCCCGGCCCCACCGCTCGGGCGTTTGGCCCGAAGTCAACCCCGGTTGGCGACACGGGCATCTCCGTTCGCTCCGTGGTGTCGAGCGACTGGGACAGGCTGACGACGATCAACTCCCCGCTCGTGGCGTTCTCGGTGGACAAGGTCGCCTCCGGGGCGGCCGAGTTCGACCTGTCCAAGATGACGCGATCCGACCAGTGGCAGGCGTGCTATCTGTTCACCCATACCCCACGCGAGTGCAACGCCCTGCTGGAGCTTGGGATTGAATCGTTTCGTGCCACCTGCCAGGATGAAATCGGGGATGCGTGGGAAGATCCGCTCGTCTCCATGGTTCTGGCCATGGTGATGGCCAAGATCAAAGAGTCCTGGGATACGGTGGTCGCCTATGCCAGCGCGATGGAAGAGAAGGGCGAGACCATTTTTTTTCGGGAAGCCGGGGCACAGAAGACGGCCTCGGCTGGAAGCTGAACTACGAAGGGACTCTGATGGCAGAGTTTCCGGGGATGTCCTTTGAATTCGTAAAGGACGAACTCCCCATAATCCAGGGGCTATGCTACATGGCGGTGGCGTGCGAGCGCCAGGGCATGAAGCGCAAGGAAGGCGCCAAGGGCTACGTCGGGCAAGAAATCGAAAGACTGGAGAAATTAAAACATGGCCGAGTCGGTTGAACTGAGCGCGTCAAATCTGCAAGCCATCGGCTCTGCCGCAAAAGGGGCCGCCGGTGGAGTCTCCGCGCTCATCACCGAAGTCAACAAGCTCAAGGCGGCGATGCAGGGAATGGGCGGGTTGAGCGTCGGGGTTGGCTCTAGCCCTGTGATGCCGTCCGCGCCGTCCGGTTCTCCACGGCCATCTGGCGTGGGCGCAAGGTGGCAACCGGGTAGGCATGGAATCCCCATTGACCCGGCGGCTATCGCGGCAAGTGTGCTCGCCAAGAATCCCGGTTTGGCTGCCGCAATGGGTGCGGGATCGTCTGCCGCGGGAATTGGCTCGACGGTTAAAATCGCCCTCGCGTCGGCAATCGTAAAGGCTGGTGCCGTGGCCGCCAAAGAGGCTGAACAAGCCCGCTTTGAGGCGATGGAAAGCCTTTCCCGAGTTCGCCCGACAGCCACCGGGGCGCAGATCCAGCATGCCGCGACCATGGCCATGGGCGACGCCAAGATCAACGCCGCCATCGCCAAGCAGCAAGCCCGCGACACCGCACTGGCAATCAAGAACCCTCCCCCGGTCATCGGCCAGCAGGGCGTCAATTGGAAGCAGGCCGCGGCGGGGGTAGTGGTTGGGGCGTTCTCGCCTTGGATGGGCGGCCGCATGTTGTCGAATGCGCTCCCCGGCCTTGGTCGGATCTTTAGCGGCGGGAATGGCGGCGGAAGCGGCATAGCCAACGGCATCTTCGGTGCCGGCGGAGTCTCTGGCATGGCGGTCGCCTTCACCGCCCTGGAGGTTGCCTCAATGGCGCTCAAGTCAGCCTTCCGCCAGCTCGAGCAGGCGGTTGAGCGCGGGAGTCAGATCTACGTTGGCGCGGCCCGCACGGGCACGAGCACGGGAAAGTATTCACAAATCAAGATGGTTCTTGGCGCGGTTGGACTGCCTGATGACCTTGCGGATCGCCTCCTGATGAACGGTCAGTTTGGACGCGGGCGCAAGTTCGCCGGCCCCGGTGGATTGGCCGGCCAACTTCTTGGCACCAATGCGGGCCTTGGACAAGCGGAGCGCCAGGCAATCGTCAACCTCACCGAAGACATCAACCACATGGCGGAAGAAACCGCCTATGCCTCGGAGCGACTGGCGCAAAGCGCAACGGCGATGCATGACCTCTCCATGGAGTCTTCGGTCCTGTCCTCAGAATGGCATGCGGCAGTTGCCGACCTGACGCAATCCCTATCCCCCGAAATCAAGATGGCTTTCGCGGCCATCAAATACGCCATCATCAAACCGATAGACGCCTTCGCCCAACTCCTTCATGGCATCAATGCCTTGAACGTGGCGATCCAATCGTTCATCGCGGCGATCTATGCCAAGCTCATGCACCCCACCAGCAGCATGGGGGAGAACTATAAGGCGGCGCATGATGCCCTTGCGCGGTTCTACGGGTTGGACAGCAAGGGGGAAAAGTTTGGTCGGTTTGGCGGAATGGGAACGGGGGGCCATGAAAGCGCTTGGGAGCGCATGGGCCTGATTTCCAATGGCGGAATGGGGGGAACCGACTTCGCGCGACAAACCGCGCAGAACACCGCAAAGATCGCCGCCAATACCGGGGCCATCGTCGCCCAATGGGCCAGAGGTGGAACACCCGCGGCCTTTCAACCGAATATGCCATGAGCCAAAATCTTGCAACCACCCCAACCGCAGTAACTTCCGGTGTCAATAGCACCGTCACCGGGATCGCCCTTGTCCTCAATGCCTCGGGGACCAGCTTCAATCAGCCGGTGCAAAAAACGACCTTTCTGGATTCGACAAATCCTCAGAGCGGTCGGTATTTCACCATGACGGACTCGGGCTTGACTCTGGTAAAGGGAGGAACGACTTGCGCCATTGCCAAGGCGGATCTCATCTCCCTCTTTGTCGGGCTCGTCCCGGCGCTCACCTGGCCCCCAATTGTCACCGCGGCGCCCGTGGCGATGTCAGCGGTTCACAACTCGACGACTGGAAAGTTCGGAGCCACGTTCACCAGCGAGCTTTCAGGCACCTACGTTTGGCAGTATTCGCCCGACAACTCGACGTGGACCAACTTCAGCGGGAGCAACCCGACGCATTTCACGGAGACGAATTACAGCGGGTCGTTTTCGGCTGGAACGACAACCTTGACCACCACCGGAACGCCGACCGGACTGGTGGTGACCCCCGGATCGAGTTGGGTTGCCGGTGATGGCAGCCCCTATGTTCGAATCGTGCTCACCAACTCTCAGGGCAGCACCAATAGCGCCAGCGCTCGCTTGACCGTCACATAACCTATGGACCCAACCCTGTGGCCCCCGGTGGGCTTGGATAGAGCCGATGGCAGCCAAAGCATTGACGGCATGACCATCGGGACGCCGACCCCTTCCGGGACCATCTCTGTCTCTGGAAGTGCTGGGGGGTTGTTTTTCGAGGAAGATCCCGACTCGCCCGAAATCGAGCGGGGGGAGCAATGCACCGCGCGGCACACGTTCCAATGCGACCCAACTTCGGCACAGGTCATCCTCCAATCGTTTGGCCGCGGAACCGTGGTGATGGACACCGCGAACAACGTTTGGAAGATCCTGACTTGCACGAGCCAAAGGCTGCGGGCGGATCGTTGCCGGATCATCATGGTGCAAGAGGGAATCTCTTTCGACACGCCCCCCGATCAATTCAGGATCGAGGCGGTGGAACTCAACCCGGACTTGATGAAGCATCCGAGGTATGCGTTCCTGACCGGGCAAGAGCGGTCGCAAGCCGGAAGCGCAGCCGGCGCTATCAGCTTCACCAGTTTCCAGCAAATGGCTGGCGCGATCCAAACCATCCCCCATACCGCAGGGACATGGGAAATCGAGCCAGGAAACACGATCCACATCGCCAGCACCTATCCCGAAGGGGCAACCGATCCTGGCGCAGCGCGAGTTTATACCCAAAGCGGGGCCGACAATGGATCGAGCCAGCAGCATTTCGTCGCGGCCTATGAGCTGATGCAGCGGATGTTCATAGGGGAGAGCACTTTTTACCTTCCCGGCTTTCGGGTTCAATTGACGCAATTCTATTGGATGCCGGTCTCGCTAGACCCGGGCGGCCGAATTCAAGACCCGATCTTGGCTGGCGGCCTGCCGTTCTTTTACTGGAATTTGGACAACCCCCAATCCGCCAACACATCCAACACCATCTTCACCCGCATGGCGGCGCTCAACCCCCAGCTCTATTCCGACAACGGACAGGCGAGCGGAAAAACGCAAATTTCGTGGCTTCGCTTGGCTGACATGCCAATGGTATGGGAGCGCACTTGGTTTGCTGTCACCTCAACGTGGCTTGGGGCACCCTACTCGCACTGGGACAAGTTCATTTACAGCCAAAACCCCTCACCCTATCCGCTGCCGCCACCCGACCCGCTATCGGTCTCGGCCCCGTTCTGATGAACAACCCGCTTCCACGCGCACAGCAGCCCCTTGGATTCGAGGGGAGCCGGCTGGCTTCGCCACGAGACCGCCGCAACCCGGCTTACGACTGGCACCGCGGTAACGCTCTGGCGCGCGCGCAGGGGAACCTGATCGATACCGCGTCGGTCATGACGCGCCAGGCGGCGCAGTTCAAGCGCCCGCTGGTGGACCTTGGGCGGCTGCATCCGTTTGCAATCATCCCCACCGGGTTCTTGACCTCCAATGGGAACGGTTCCGGGGCGCAATGCGGGTTCATCTACCGGGTTCATGGCGGGCACGTCCTGGGCGTCGGATATGCGGCCGGCACCGATGGATCGACCGTGGACACCACGCCGTCTCAAATGGTGTTCGCCAACGGGTTTGACATCGCCCTGCCAGAGCCCGACTCGCCTGGGATGCCGGGAACGCTCTACGTTTGGCTAGAATGGACCGGCAGCGCCGCCCGCATACTTTGGGGGCCAGACCCAACGGCCACCAGCTACAACGACCTTTCCTCTCCAACGCACCCGGTTCTGACGGGAGCCACGTCGCCCAATTCGTGGGATCATACCGCTTCACCGTGGGCGGGGGTATCGCCCTGGGCGTCGGCACCCGTCCAGGATGGAAGCCACGCCATGATCGGGATCGTGGATACCAGCGTTGGCGGGTTCGGGGCGGGGATCACAAACGGGGTCGTCGGGCCCATCGCGCCGACGATTCGCCAATACCTGTGTTCGGACTTCGATCCGAGCGGAGGAAGCGGGGGCGGTTTCTCAACCTTCGCATTCTACCAGATGTCAACGAACTCGGCCGACTGCGTTCAGGCGTACCTCTATGACACCGGGACCGGCACGATCAACTATGATGGGGGTGTCTATGACGTGGCGCTGCCTTGGGAGCTCCGGCCCTCACAGCATACATCCGAGACGATCGACAACGTCGGCACGGTGACCTACACCTACACTATCGGCAGCCAAAAGCGAAAAGCTGACTGGACTGATGCCTATTCCGTGGCGCATACCACCTATCAGAAGATCACCCCGCAAATCATCGTCGGACAGGTCTTCCGCGCGTTCAATGTGGGGATGGCGAATAATGGCGCCGGCCCAACCTGGGGCGGCGGAAGCCTGTTCACGCCGTTCGAAATGGTTCCTCGCTTTTGGGCGTGGGACCCCGCAATAACTTCCTGACATGGCACTTTTCAGCAAGCCGACATTTCTTCGCTCGCCCGATGGGGGCTACGTGCGGCCTTTTGGAATGTTCACGCGAGACCTTTATGGAACGGATATACAGGTCGAGCAAATCCAGGTCATAAAGCAGGACTGGGGCATCCCTCCGTTTTCGGGCGGCGGATTGCAACGCTACCTTCAGATTGTGGCGACCCCTACGCTAGCGAACTATCAGGGAAGCGGGTGGACGGTTGGCGGGACCGCAACGGCATCGCCGCCGTTCGGCGCCATCTCAGGTTATGACGCCGTCGCCCCTGACACCACGCAATATTGGGGGGCATCGACGGGCATCGGATCGCCGTGGACCATTGACTCGCCAACGACCGCGCACGGTACCGGCGGGATCACCGCCACCTTATCATCTCCGCGCGATCCAGACTTCTCTTGGGTGTCGGGCATCATGGCAGCCCGATCGTTCTCCGGACTAACCGCGGGCCAATCCGCGGTGTTCACACTGAACGAGGCTACCCCCAATGCGGAGGGGCCATACGTGGCCGGAACATTCCCCGGAAGCGGATGGGGCGGATCGGCCATAAGTTCTGGCACAGGAAGCGCCAACCCGCTCAATGCCTACTCCGGCCCCCTGCTGGTCATAGGCGGACATGACTACAACGGGTATTCGGGCGGCGGCGGTGGATATTCCCCGTTCGATGCGGTTTACTCCGAGCAAACGACCTGGTTCTCCGGTTGGACCAACAACCCGGACGATACCTCTCCGGGGTGGAACTCGACATGGAGCCTTTGGCGCACGCGGTTTACTGCGACTACGATCCCCGTGTTCTACTGGTTTGCCGAGGTGTCCAGCGTGGCCATGACTTGCGCCTTTCGAGGTTGGGGAATTGCGAACGCCGGTGAATGGATAGAGATCCCGCAGCCGGCCGGGTTCTCTGGAGGTCCATCAGAGCCCGTGGCGGCATGGGATCGCGCTGGGGCAACGGTGGTGGTCGTGGTCGGACAATCTCCCGGAGAGTGGGCTGCCGCAAACCCGACTTGGACGCTGGTGTAACTTGACTTTACCATGAAAACCGTGAATGTTTCCAAAATGAAGTTCGTGAAATCGCTTCTGGTCGCCGCGCTGCTCTGGCCCTTTCTGGCCATCGGGCAGGGAACCAATATTTGGGTCACGTTCCAAAGCACCTATTTCACTGGCACGCCGCAAGCCTATGGGTTCACCATCTCGCTGGCGCGGAACAGCCTCGTTCAACCGTGGAATGGCGGGGCGGTCACCGGGATACCGCTTTACCTTCCGGGGCAAACGAACGCCTGGACGACGAACCTTTACACCGGCCAATACAAGGTGCTGATCGATAATATCGGTTACACCCTCAACATGAACGTGACGACGAACTTTGGCCCCGGCCCGGTTCCGTTCATGTCGTTTGTGACCAATGCGCCGGGGTACTTGCCCACGAACCTTCCTGCCGGGGTGCTGGCTGTCACCGCCGGCACAAACATCACGATCACCGGGACGGCGCAGAATCCGGTTATAAACGCCGGGAGCGGATTTCCGTCGAATGGCATCACCAACGGACAAAGTGGGGTGGAGTTTCTTAATCAGACCAATAATGCAATAACCATAACCAACACAGGAATTGCCATGGTGCTGGGGGCCGATGGCCTGAGGCTAAACGGATCGCCGGTTGTCGAGTCGTCCTCTGGCGCAACCCTGCTTTATGACTCCAGCGGATTGCTCATCGGAACCGACCGAGTCGCGATTGACATTGGAGACAACCCGGCGCGAGCGGTGACCATCACCGGCCCCGTGACGGCGAACCTGGCGGGCGGGTATGGATTACCGTGGTCGGGGCTGCCGTCCACGGTGCTGACGAATGCGGCCGCCTTTACGCCCGCCGGCGCGTTCACCAATTACGGCGCTCCGGTCTATGCGATGCCGGTGTCTGTGAGCAACGCCCTGGTCGGACAGTATTGGGGGCCGGCCACGATGTGGGTTGACCCCACAAACGGGAACGATGGAGCCTCGGTCTTGGGGGACTCAACTCACCCCGCATTGCATGTTGGCTATGCGCTGTCTGCACTGCCCTCGGGGACTGGAGCGGTATGGATGTTGCCTGGAAATCACTTCTACGGCGCTCCGATGTTTCCGACAAACACGGTTGCCCTAGTTGGGCCGGGCGCTATCCTTTCCCTCACCAACGCTTCAGGCGCCGGGTTCAATGCTCCCCGGATTTGGCTCACAAATTCCGCCAGCGTGAACGTGTGGGGATTGACCATTGACGAACAAACGCTGGCATCTTTGGCGTTTGGCGGAACGTTCCAAATGAACAAGGCCACCAATGGATCACTTGGGCTTCACTACTGTTATCTTATCGGACCTGGCGACAACATCTATTTTGCCAACACTGCAAACTTTACCAATCTGGTGGAACACACCAAAATCACCAGTGCTTACGACAACTGGCATCCGAATGGGGCAAGCGGTATCGTGGGATGTCTAACCGTTGTGTCCGACTCTGAGATTATAGCGGACGGCTCTTTGCCGCCCCAATACTCAGGAGATCCCGCTCGGGCAATCGAGTGCAACGGCGCTTCCTATTGGTATCTCAGGAACTGCACGTTTACCGCACAGAATGGCACTGGGGCGGGCAATCAAGGATTTCAATATTCAGTGTCGGCCGGTTCCGGGGCGACTGTGAGTATGCAGAATTGCCGGCTGATTGGCGGGACGGGTGGAACAAACTTCACAGCCATCAAAGCAAGTGGCGCGGGCACTCTGGTAACTTTACGGGACATGGTGGTTCCGTCTTCGCTGATTTCTACCGACGGTCTAGCAGTAGTTACGTACGGAATTGCGGATGCGTTTTATGGGGCGGTTATAGGAACCGGAGCGGGACTCACCAATATTCCATCCGCTACCAATGCCATCAATGCCACAAACTTTTGGGGACTGTTATCTGCAACGAATCTTCCCGCCGGCATTTCCAGTTCGAACTACGTCGGGTCGCACATCGGCACCGGCGCCGGGCTGACGAACCTAAACGCGACGAACCTGGTCGGTTCCATCTCCACGCCCCAGTTTACGAGCGGAAGCGGGACGAACACCAATAATTTCGGGATCGGCGGTAACCTATTGGTCAGCGGCACCGCCACGGCCGCCCAGGTGACCTTGAGCGGCACCGCGAACGACGCGATCATTCGACAGTATGGGACGAATGAAATCGACATCGGATTCACCAATGGAGGCGGGGGGTTCGTCCAGGTGTTGAGGGGACAGACCAACGCCAACTCCAGCAATCAACAGTGGGTGAATGTAGCGGTGGCGGGGAGCGTGTCAGCCTCCGGATTTGCGGGCAGCGCGGCCGGGTTGACCAATACGACCTTTTGCGCGCCGATCATCTACGCATCTAGTGGGGCGACATGGGGGACTACCACATATTATACCTACCCGCTGGGAGGCCCGGCCAGCGTATGCACCAGTTACGAGCCGAACACAAAAGCGATGCTCGACAACCTGTCGCTCGTTGGGGTGACAATGACGCTCCAGACCGCGTGTGGCGCTGGGACCAACATCAGCGTCCTTCTGCGCACCAACGGGCTTAACGCCTACGCCTTTTCGATCTTGCCTGGGCAGACGTCGACGAATATCACCCTCGCGACTCCCATTTTTATCCCCTTCGGCGTGACCGCCAATTGGATGTTATCAAACAATGTTTCGGGGGCATTTGCTGCCCCGAGCGCCATCATGTCGGCCACATGGCGGCGATGAGCAGTGACCGATGTTCAATAGCCCCATAGAGTTTCGGGAGGCGGTCACGGTATATGGACCACCATTGATTATGAAATACCTCTCTATCCTCCTAGCCTGCCTGCTGGCCGGTTGCTCGATCAGCCCAACGCCGACAACTCCTCAACCCAGGATCGCCAGCAATCATAATGTTCTCTCAATATCTGGCGGGTATGATGGCTCGACAAACTGCGTCAAGGTCGTCTGCACCAATAACGTGCAGCATACCTTTTCGCAAAGCCCGGCGTGGGGGACCTACACTTGCTCCAATGTCTGCTCGACCGCTGACACGTTCTATTTCGGGACCAGCGATTGCTCGATCACCGCGTGGGCATCCACACTCACCAGTTACGACGGCTCCTGGAACCAACTGGGAACCGCGTCATGGACGCAGGGAACCCAAGTTAACGGTGTGTGGGTTCACCCCGAATGGACCATCCTTGGAGGGACCGCAACCGACAAACTCACCGGGGCGCCCTGCGTGCCCGACTGGTGCCCAACCGCCAGCCTAGCCAGAAAGCCAAAATGAAGCACGAATCTCAGAATATCACCCTGAACGACCAGACCGGGCTCACCGTCCAAGCCAAGATCGCCGTCGCGATCTTCGTTGCCGCCATCTCTGCTACCGTATCGACAACGGTTTTCGGAATGAAGATCCTCGACGAACAGCGAGCCATTCGCGCCGACTTCGCTCGCCACGCCGCGGGAGATTGGGTTTATCAGGATCAGGAAGCGTGGACGGCCGCCCTTCAAATCGCCAACCCGGCGATCAAGGTGCCCCCGGCGCGAGAGTCGATCCACATGGCGCCGGCCCGCGGATCTGCCATCGGCATTCAGTCGGGCGGCATTCGGGCGGCGGCAGACCCGCCTTGACGCCTGGCGCCCGGTGGGGTAAACTGACCCCATGGATAACGTCATCAGCCTGATCCCGGAAAAGTGGCGGGGAACGGCGCTCCTGTTCCTGGCCCTGTCTCCTTACATCACCCGGGCGCTGCACGCCCTCTATTTCGGGAAGGGTATTCGTGGCGTCATGGCGGGCATCTGGCTTGGCACAAACTCGCCCAGCAAGATTGACCCGACGCCCCCCGCGGTCCCCAACCATTCGGAAATCCCGAAGGGTTCACTTTCCCCGACCCCGCCGGCAACCGGGGAACCAGCCAACCCGCCGGCATCTCTCGGATAATTATGCACTATCGAAACGGGCGCGAAGCCCACAATGGAGCCGGTTTTATCGCGTCGGCCTTGGTCGTCGCCCTCTCGCTGGCCTTAGCCGCCGGTTGCGTGACGACCAAAACCACCAGCCCAACCGGGACTGTCACCACCACGGTCAACACCAATAACCTCGCCCTCGATTGCGCCGTCATCCAGTCGGCCGCCGCCATCGGCACGTCGGTTGCCATCCAGAAAGACCAATCCGTGGTCCCCATCCTCCAAAACGTCCAAGTGGCGCTCGGCGGTGTGCTCAACGGCGCCAATGCCACGACCACGGCTCAGGCGTTGCAACTCATCGGCGCGTCCAGCAACCCAACTTTGGGGCAGGAAGTCGCCCCTTTGATTGGCATGGCGTCTGCGCTCGAACAGCAGTTGCTCGCCAAGTACGGGCAAGGTGTCGCCGGGCAAATCTCGCTGGCGATCGCCCATGCGCTGTACAGCGGCATCACGTCGGGGCTGGCGGGCGCCCCCAAGTAGCCTATGGCCGCCGACATTGCCACCGCCGCAGTCTCCCTGGCTGACGACGCGCTCAAGGTGGGCCTCCAGCTACAGGCCGAGGAAAACACCCCCGCCCAAGTCCAGGCCAAGCAGGCGCGACAACTCCAGACCCACAAGGATGCCGTGCTCGCCCTGGTGGACGCCGCCGAGGCCGGAAACACGTCCGCTTTGGCCGCGCTGCGCGTCCTGTGCGCCTCCCTGGCCATCCTGTGCGCTCTGGTGGGCTGCACCATCGCCCCGCCCATCGTGACGCCTGGCGGGCCATCCCTAGACAGCGGCGTGGCCAATTCCGGCATCCTGGCAGCCGGAACGAATGGCTTCCTTGTGACCCCGTTCTTTGCGGAACGGTACACCAACCTTTGCCAGCGATTCGGGGATCGCCTGGTGCCTCCGATGCCGACTCCCAGGTGGATCGTGCCGGAGGGAACCAACTTCCTCGTCACAGCCCAGGGCCTCGCGGCCTTCGAGGAAATGAACCTGCGCTGGCATCAAACCTTAAATCCATGATCATCGCCCTGTTCAAAGGCCGGTCATTCTGGCCTTCGAAGCTGATCGAGTGGATCACACGCTCGGAATACAGCCATGCCGGTTTCGTATTCGACACCACGACCGCCCGCCTTGCGCGGGACATGGCTCAGGCAGGCGCTCTAACTCGCCTGCCATGCTTTGACGCGGGGACGTGCGTTGAGGCATGGAGCGGGGGCGTTAAGTGCTCGCCAAGCATCTCGACGCAGCACACGGACAAAACTCCGGTTGACCTGTTCCAGTTCACGCCAGGGTTGACCGAGGAACAGGAACGCCAGCTGATCCTCATCTTGGACGGGCAATTCGGGATGCCTTATGATTACCGTGACGTACTTTTTTTCCTGACCAAGCAGGCCCCCAGGCCGGGAGGAAGGCTGTTTTGCTCCGAACTCGTCGCCAAGGACTGCCGCGACATCGGCGCTCCGTTGCTCGTTCGCATCGAACCTGGGGCGGTCCATCCGGGGATGCTCGCCGTGTCGCTGCGGCTGGCGCCCGCGGGCAGCACGATCACCTAATCTCTGGCGCTAGAGAATCCGAGACGGGCGCGGCGGCGCAACCTGCCGCGCCTTGTCGTGTACACAAAACCTCCCCAACCACTTCCGAGATTGATTTCGTAGCCAGAAAATCGGAGTATTTCACGCCATCACCTTTGCCTTTTCGATTTTGGCCAGAGCCAACTCGATTGCTCCCGCGAGTCCGAATTGTTCGGGCGTAGGTTCGACGGGTGCGGCGGTTAAGTCGTATCGGACCAATGGCAGCGGGGGTTGGCGGACGAGGGCCTTGCTCGGCCAGTGGCGTTGCTCCAACGTGATGCAGTTTCCGCGGCGGTCCCGCGCACTGGCGGCGTTGCCGGACCACACCAGGAAGCTGCGGTCTGGAGCGCGGCCAAACCAGCGGCGGAATAGATACGACGCGACCTGGCCAATGCGCCAGGGCGCAGTGGTGTTTTCGCACTTTTCGCACTTTTCGTGCTTCATCGCATCACGTGGCCATTCCCGTTGAGGACGGCGCTATGGCGGGAGACGATTAGGAGGTAGGTTCTCACGGCACACCTCCGGTGGCCTGGCGCGCGTTCCTGGTTGAGCTTTCGGGACACGCGGTTCAGCGTCTCACGGATAGCGCCCTTAGAATTTCGGACCTGGAACGGCCGATAGCGCCAGGGGGGGCAGCAGGTGTCCGCGCACTCGCGCACAGCGTCCACATCCTCCCCAACGCATTCGAGACAGGCCGCCTTGATGGCCTTGGACCTGGGAGCGGTGCCGGACCAGCAGGATTGAATCAGGTTGCGGTTTCGCTCATTCCATTGAGTGAGCCGCTTGGTTTGCGGTAGGCTCATAGTTCAGTATCGTTAAAGTGTCCCCGCCGACCGGCTTTTAGGTTGGCCGGCGGGGCTTTCCCACCGCCACAAGGCGGCAGGGCTCGCGACTAATCGGACGAATCCGCGCGAGAAATAATCCCCCCATGGACCCCTGTGCGCGTGGTCCCGTTCCTCGGTTCATGGATTCCTCTTTCGCTTTGCCGCTTCGGTGTCCAGGGCGTCCATGAGGGCGACGAACGACGCGGCATACCGGACGTGGTGGGTTCGCGGCCTGGAATCGGCAATGTCCCGGAGCACGTCCATAGCCACCTTCAGGCGGTGTTCGAGGGTTTTCTTGGTCATAGTTTTTCGGTGGTGTAGGTGACCGTGATATGCAACCTGACCTTGAACGGCTTGTCGCATTGGTTGCATACCGTTTCAGTTTCGGCATAATCCTCAAAATCGCCAAATAGCTCATAGCTGCATTCGCCTACGTGCCCGCAGTGCGGACATACGGCCTCGTCGCGGTGTTCGGTGTCAAATTCAGGCATAGGTCAATGTCCCGTTCCAACTGGGGAGCGCTGGCGGGGTATCGGGGTTGGAAGCCCGATTGCATGGGGAAAACGCGCCAGCTTAGGCCCCCGACAAGGGGCTGCGTGAGCTAACGGAAAAAGGCTCACGGCTGGCGTAAATAGACCGGGGAACTATGACGGCGACAATCCATCCGCCCGCCCGTTACCGTGCGCGGGGTTCCCCGGTGAAAGTTCATCCCTGCCCCCTTTCGGACAGGGCGAGGGCGGCGCGAAGTGAGTCAGCGCGGATTTTCGCGGCCTGCTCATATCAGTCAGCCACGTTACGAGCCATCTGCGCGAAGTAATCGAACTCCTGCACCCGTCCAACTTCCCATACGCCGGAATCCAGCACGATCGGATTATGTTCTTCGTGGACGACCGTGGCAGATTTGCCCAGTCGCAGGATCATCTTCTCCCCGATCTGGATCAACTCCGCCCCGTCATCTTCAACAACGTGGGCGTGGCCGGTGTGTTCGCCTTCGGCCAGGACGCATCGGCCTTTAGAGACCGACTTCCCTCCCGTGGGAAGGGTTTCGATTTTACGGAGGATCACGTCCCCCTGTTGCAGTTTAGTTTTCATCTTATGGACTGTTTCAACGGTTACTTTGCACCCAACTCCAGCCACACAATCAAGGCTGGAATAATGGTCATTTGGAATATCGTTCATGTCAATGTCTCCGGCTCCCAGTTGGTTTCCTTCTGGCCCGCTCGCCAGTTGATCGCCTGCTGCACCGTGGAGCACTCCGGGGCAACCGCTTCAACGTGCCAAACCCCAATCGAGGGGTTCAACATCTTGAGCCATCGAGTATCCTTCAATTCAGGAGTCAATTCGATGGAAAATAATTCGTAATTTCCTTGTAGGTTCAACCGTTTATGCGGACAAACATCCATGAACCGCTCCATGCCAATCTTGCGGATCAATTCTCGGCGGACCTCAACGTTGGACTCGGCCAGCACCTTCTTGGGGTCCAACTTCTCTGCCGGGGTCATGACGTGCTCTCGCATCATCCTGACCCCGTTGAGAGCATAAATCTCCCACGCATCCGGGTAAGCTAATGCCGCCCCGCCATCTTTGTGGAGTCTCCCTTGGGAATCCCGGTTCAAGATGTTGTGGCGTTCAGACACCCAACACATCTTTTTGTGAGGCAACCACCACCCGGCGTTTCGAGAAATCCTCCATATCCCCAAAAGCTTTTGTGTCTGTTCGTCCAAATCACAGACCCGCCGAAAATAATCATAGAAGGACAGCCATCCAGCATCGTGCTGACCATAACCGGAAGCCACGACGGAATCCCAGACGGAATCCCTGACGGAATCCCTGACGGAAGCCCCGACGGAATCCCAGACGGAATCCCCGACGGAATCCCCGACGGAAGCCCTGACGGAATCCCCGACGGAAGCCCTGACGGAATCCCAGACGGAAGCCCTGACGGAATCCCTGACGGAAGCCCAGACGGAATCCCAGACGGAAGCCCCGACGGAATCCCTGACGGAATCCCCGACGGAATCCCAGACGGAAGCCCCGACGGAATCCCTGACGGAATCCCCGACGGAATCCCTGACGGAAGCCCCGACGGAATCCCAGACGGAATCCCCGACGGAAGCCCCGACGGAAGCCCCGACGGAAGCCCTGACGGAAGCCCCGACGGAAGCCCAGACGGAAGCCCCGACGGAAGCCCTGACGGAAGACCGGACTTCACTCGGGACGCAGTTAAAAACGATGGCCCGTACCAATCCTTGCGACATTGGGGAGCCGCACCACACGATTTTAGGAGCATCAAGACCAGCAGCTTTATAAGCCTCTACCACGCCGATCTCTGCCTCTTTTCGATTGGCGGGTTCGGTAGAAAGGCCAATGGCCTTCCACTTTTCCACAAACTCGGGAAATCGTCTCATCTGTTCTTGCGTTAGGGATGTGATCACTTTACCGCCCCCTTCCATTTAGCCACATTTTCAGGCGAAAGCGAGCCCAATTTCAACATCAGGCGTGGTGAAACTCTGCCGATCCAACTCGGATCGGTCATTGAGTCATACAACCCGTCAGAGAGGCGGCGCAGTGCATATTTGGTCATTCGGCCTCCTGTATGGTGATGGCGTTAAGGTATTCGGTGAAGTTCCAAACGGTGGAAACCTTGTGGCCGAGCCTGGCGGCCTGCGCGTGAAACGCCAGTTGCTCCGGTTCGAGCTTACCGCGCTTCGCTTTGCACTCGATCCACCAGATGCGGCCTTTGTCGCCCATGATCACAAAGTCAGGAACGCCGACGGCCGTAGTGGTAGCCATGTCCATCCGGGAGTGAACGGCAAGCCAACCCCGCCGGCGGATGTCGGCCATGATTTGATCGTGCAGGTCGGATTCGCGCTGAATCGCATCGGGAGGGGCCGACGCCCGTTGCCCCCCGGCGCGACTCAGATAAGCCTCATACTCTTGGCTGGTCATGCTAGGCATTGGTCCCTCCCGCCTCGACGTGGTTCTCCGTTCGGGGAAATCGGGTGGCGTCCGATTTCAGCCGGGCGGGTTCCGCGGCGACCGACTTGATCTTGCGAACGTATTTGCGCTTCGGCGCCGGGGCGGTCTCGGGGTGGGTCGTCAACACTTCGGCAACATCCCCGGCGTTTTCCATGATGGCCCTGGCGGCGTCCTCGCGGCTTCCGATGCCATCGGGAAGGATTTGCTGTAGCTTGGCAATCTTTGCGGCTTTCAGTGTTGAGTAGATGACTTCCCCGATCCAGATTGCGGGTTTGATTTCAATTTTGTCAGACATAGGTTATTCAGTGCAGTTTGTTGAGGTTTTTCAGAAGAGGCTCGACGTACTCGCGCGGACAGTGCGCCGGGTCATGGCGCGTGCGGCAAAGAGGACACTTTTGATCGCGGTGGCGAAAGTAAAGCGCCAGAACCGCCGAGCACGTCAGCGCCCACAACAGGAGGGTGAAATAGATCGCGATCATTTCTCCCCCTTTTCCAGCTTGGCAAGCTCAGCCTCGAATTGATCGATCCGCTTGCCGAGTTCGTCAATCCTGGCACCCAACTCCTTTGATTCTTTCTGAAGCTGCTTCATTCCATCGGAGAATCGGCCAAGCCGATCGATCTGTTCTCGGTCTGCGAAGATTATGCGGTTGCTCTCCAGCAGTTCAGCGATCAGAACGCGTTTGGGCTGTCTGCATTTTGCGGCGATTTCTACTACTTGTTCCCTGGTGCTCACAGCAAACCCCCTTCCTGGATCTGAGCCTCGATCCACTGGGCCAAAGCCTCGATCCGCTTCGGCAGGGAATCGAACGCTTTGGACGTGGCGAACTTGGGCAACGGCAGGGCGCGGAGGGTGGCGGCAAACGCCTTCGCCTTGGCGTTGTCGGGGGCCGCAGCGGCTTTGCGGGCGGCGGCGGCATCTTCGGCGGCCTTCCGCGCCTCGGCCTCGCGGGCAGCCTTCTCCCGCGCTTCCGCAGCATCGGCAATGGCCTTGAGGCGGTCGCGTTCCTTTTTGGCTTCCACCTCGGCGGCGGCGCGCTCGCGGGCGGCCTGTTCGGCGGCGAGGCGGGCGGCCTTGGCCGCAGCTTTGCGTTCGGCTTGGGCTTTGGCTTCCAGTTCCTCCCGTTCCTTGCGGGCTTTCTCGGCGGCCTCCTGGCGCTCCTTGCGAGCCTTTTCCTCGAACGCGCGAGCGGCGGCCTCGGCGGCATCCTTCTCGGCCTTCGCTTTGGCCTCTAACGCCTCACGTTCTTTTCGCGCCTTTTTGGCTTCCGCCTCGGCGGCGGCGCGTTCCTGAGCCAACAGGCGGGCGGCTTCCTCGCGCTCCTTCTTGGCTTGCGCCTCGCGGGCATCGGCTTCCGCTTTCAGCCGCGCGTTCTCGGCGGCGATGCGCTCACGCTCGGCCTTGTCGGATTCCGCCTTGGCCTTCGCTTCGGCCTCCGCTTTGGCGGCCGCGTCGATCTTCGCCTGGTGCAACAGCTTCGCGTCGGCGAGCATCTTGGAATACGCGCCTTCGTCAAGCAGGGACAAGTCACCACCCAGGCCGGACATGTCCAGGTAAGGAGCCAACTCCTTCTCGCGGGCATCTTTCAGCGCAGCCATCCGGGCAGCCTCGGCCCTTTCCGCCACGTCCTCGGCCTCCTGTAGCGCGGCCTCGACGGGGGACAGGTCGGCCATGAGTATGTTGTGGAACCCGTCCACGGCTCGCCCGTAGATCAGGGCGTGTTGCTTCTGGCGCTTGCGGGTTTCGTCGGACTCCAGCCGGATCTTGCGGATCTCCAGTCGGCAGGCGCGGGACTGTTTGATCTCCCGGACGCACGTCGCATCCTTCACCGATTCGGCAACGCCGCGGGCGGCGACCAGGGCGGTTTGCGCTTTGGCGAAGATCGGTTTGAACGCCTCGACCAGGCTGGTGGTTGTGGTTGGCTCAAGTCCGGTTTGGCTGGCGTACTTAACCAGCTTGTCGGTTTCAGGAACGAGTTCGCACTCGATGGGTTTATCAGTTGTCATATTTCGTTGTTGGTTGGTCCCCGCGGTCGTGGCCCGGAGCTAGTTTACACACGATTAACCGGATCGTAGCGGGGAAAGGCTATTTGTTGATCATCCAGAGCGCCGGCTCCAGGTAGGTCTGGCTGTTCGGGTTGTAGCCGTGCCAAATGCCAGTCTTGAGACATTGGCAGTAACGTTCCATGGCCGACTCATATTTCATCCGGCCGAGTCCGACAAAGCCAACGCTGGCGGCGGTTTCGCCGTCGGCCCCGGTGGACAGCGGCCAGATGGCGACCTCATAGGGAGGCTCATCCTCTTGAACAATATGCCAGAATTCCAGCCGGTCCTCTCCCGTTGCTGCCCGGTAAACGTCCAGGAACAAGGCCGCCTGTTCGCAATAGTGCATTTTGAACACCTTGCTTTGCCATGCTTCTTGGCTGGCGTTCGTTGTGGTTTTCAAATCGAACAGCACTTTTCCGAATTGAGGATCGGACGCATCGGGAACCAAATCCAACAGCACCTTGATCGGGACCGTGATCCCGGTGGCGCGGTCGTTCCACTCAGCCACGCACATGACCTGCTTTTTCGCCTTGGGTAGGATGGCCATTACCTCCCGTGAGTCACCGAACGCGAGGATCGCCTCCCGCATTCGCGCAAATTCATCGGCCTTGATAAGCGTCTTGCTACCGTCGTCGTTTTTGGCGAGCCACTCCTTGCACCAGTTAGACGAGGCCGTAAACGGCTTAGGCTCCCCTGTCTTGGCGTCCGGGTATGTGGCCGGTTTGACCAGAAAATCAATCTCGAATCGAGACGGCGTGAGAAGCAGACAGTCAATCGCGCTTCCCCACTCGCTCGCGTCATTGCGCTCGAAACCAGAGCCGACCTTTAGCCACTTGTGCGGGCAGTTGGCAAATGCCATTAACTCGCTGCGGCTCATTACGAATTGAGGGTTGCCCCGCTCGATGCCGGGTTCCTGCCTGGCATAGACCTCGGGGGAGATGTTTTCACCGACTACTTTTGCGTTTTGGATCACGATTGGGATAGTTGAATGTCAACCTTGTCGATCACGTCGGGCAACTGCTCGACGGTGAGACTTTCAAGGCTATCAGTCTCAGAGATGATTTTGTTGGTGCGGAGCCACGCAACCAACATGTCGGGCTTCTGATTATGGATCGCGGCCGTCGCTTTCCAAAGGCGAGATTTCATGACCTTGATCGGGTCAATGGGTGTCTTGGTAGCAACCGGATCGGTAGCCGATCCGCCTTGGCACCAACGGGCAAGGGATTCGCCGTGGGCGATTGTTACCTGTTGGCCTTGCGGGGTAAAGTGGGGAATGACCTGGGCTGGAATTTTCGTGATGCGGAGATAGCCCCCTTCCAGGTAGCCGGATGCATTTTTGGTCTGATAGCATTCGGCGTGGACGGTCATCTCAAATATAAAGCGCGGGTCACTGATTGGGGTCGTAAATTTGTCTGTGTAAACCGTCATCTTCTTTGTCTGAGCGTCCCGGTCGAAGTGGGTTTTTTCCTCCCCGCGCAGGCAGACGATTAGCGGCTTGTCCAACCGGAGCAACCGCTCGACCAGGCGCTTGTGTGGCATCTTGGCGCGAGCCCAAGCGGCGGCGGAATAGCTCTCCCCCTTACCTTCCATATAGGTTTCGTGGGCATCCAACACCCCTCCTTCACCAGCCCATTCGTGCGTGAACGAGTCAATCACGATGCCGTCTGCCACGTCCGAAACGGCTTGGATGGCATCCCAGTAGGCATCCGGGGTGAACGGTGGATTGATCCTGCCCGTCGCATATCCGCCAGGAACCAGGTCCGCGAACATACTCATTCTCCCGTTCTCGGTGTCAACGCCAACGATGCGGCCTTTGGCGCCAACGATGCCACGCATGAGGAAAAGAGCGGAGAGGGTCTTGCCGCCGCCCGATTTGCCATACAGGCCAATGAGCGGCTTGACAGACTGTCGGGTGGCGGGGGCGATAGTGAACGCGCTCACTTTGCGGCCCTCCGGTTCTTGCGGATGTCGGTTCCCAGCGCCCGCAGCAATGCGGCATTGATCGCATGGCTGCGATGTAGAAACCAGGGTTGTTTTACTTCTCGTTCCAGGAGCTTGGCGACATCCGGCGTTGGCCGGAAGCTGATTGCCGGAAGGGCGAGCGGCTTTTTCACGACACCCACCTTTCAGCGGAGGCAAGGGCATGGGTCACTTCCAGATCGATTTGCCGCTCTTTTTGGTCAAACGTCAATTCCTCGTGACGATTGATTCTGGAAATATTGGTTATGGCCGTTACGAGCGCCTCATGGGAATTGACGGCGCGAATGATCAATCTGGCGTTAGCATTGGCCGCATAACTCGCTGAATGGAACACTTCCGCGATCCTTACCGGACCGTCGCAAGATTCTTTCGAACGAATGATTGCTGGTGTCGGATACATTCCGAGCACCAATCCCCATGGCGTAGGCGAGTGCATCTTTTCGGTTTCAACTTTCATGTGGTCATACGGTATCACGGCGTACTACCGGCTGCCAAGAGAAATCTTCGTTGTCCTCCCATTTGTCACAATGTAGCGCAGGATACGAATGTTTCTTTCGTTTAGAGTGGTGTGGATAAGTAGGCGTTAGAAAGCGGGTTGTCGGTTGTGTGTAGCAACGCATCTAGCGTAAAGTCAAAATAGTTCTTGCGTCATAGCCGAAACGTTATAAAGTCAACTCAGAATGAAATTATGAACCTCGATCAAGTAACCAACTTCGCCTGTGACGATCTGCGCGGCCTTATTAACGACCGCAAGGAAGATATTCTCAAAGTTGCCCGTGCCGCCTCGCTTGAGGCCGGCGAGGAAGAAAAGCCGATGCTCAAGATGTCCCTTGGCATTACCGTGGACCTGGACAAGAACGAAATGGAAAGCGTTTTGACGATCGAGGGTGGCAAAATCGTGAAGGAGTGGAGCGAATGAGTCGTCAGCGCGAATGGCAGTTGGCTCGCCTGTCCGATGGCCGGTGTAATACCTGTGGGCGCAAAAAGGAGCGGGTCCGAAAGGATGCCGCGAATTGCGGCAAGTGCGCAGCCAGGCAAAACGCCCGCAACCACGCCCGATATGGGACGAAGCCCTGGCGCAAGGGGAAACCCGGCCGACCGCCGTTCGGAGCGAAGATATGAGCGAAAGCACAAAGATTTCTTGGGCGGACAGCACGGCTAGCCCATGGTTCGGTTGCACCGAGGTCAGCGCGGAATGCGCCCACTGTTACGCCCGCGAGTTGACCCTCAAACGAAAATGGGCCGGGTGGGGGGACAAATCCCCGAGGGTGCGGAGCAAGGGGTTTTGGACTGAGATCCCGCGATGGGATCGCAAGGCGAAGGCCGCTTACGTGCCGGATTACACGGGGCGCCCTCGCGTTGCAGGGCCAACCCGCCCCCGCATCTTCCCGTCGCTCATGGACTGGCTCGATCCTCAAGTGCCAATCGAGTGGCTGGCCGACTTCCTGGAGGTTATTCGGACGTGCTCGCGTCTGGACTTTTTGCTGCTTACGAAGCGGCCGGAATTGTGGTGGCAGCGCGTTACTGAATCCCGCAAAGCACCCATGGCTGAGTCAACCTACAACTGGTCCGAAATGTGGCTGAACGGTCAATCTCCCGCCAATGTCTGGATCGGCGTCACATGTGGAACCCAAGCGATGGCCGATGAACGGATACCGGAGTTGCTGTCCATCCCAGCGAAGATCCGCTGGTTGAGCGTTGAGCCGATCCTGGAGCCGATTCAGTTCACCAGCGAGCATGATATCGGGTGCGGATTGGGAGTTGGCCGCCAATGCTTGTTGCACGGGATCGACTGGGTTGTTGTTGGCGGTGAGTCGGGGGCGAAACGCCGGGAGGCGAAAGGTGGAGGATGGCCATGCACCGTTGGGGCTATACAGAACGTAGCCATCCAGTGCAAGGCCGCTGGTGTCCCGGTGTGGGTCAAGCAAGACTGCGCCTTACTCCCCGGCCAACAAGGTCTCATCCCGGCTGAGTATTGGAACATGAAGGAGTTGCCAGCCAGTGGTAAAATCATAGGGCATGAAACGACAGCAAACACTTTGGGAGTCTGACAGGATAATGAACCCAACCACACCTATATGCGGCGGGGCGACAGTGCAGGTGACGTTCCCGGCTTATTTTTCGGCGCCGGATTGTCAGGCGGTGGTGAATGGCCGTTGGGACCTGGCGGCGTGGGCGAGCTGGCCACCGGTGCCGGCGGGGACGGCGCGGGTGTGTGTCATCGATGTGCCACTCGGGCGCCAGGTGCCGGTGGTGCCGGATTGGACGGATGTGAAGGTGGAGAGGATCGAGGAGGAGGAGGTTGGGAGTTAGAAGAGAGTGTCCTCCCCGCTGATGGAGCTTCGTGCTGTGTATGCGGAGTTGAAGCGACCAAAGAACAGGCTCCGAAAAGACGGGACTGAAACGCGCCAGGATGGCAGCCTTGTGTCCAACCCGTGCCGTATGGGGCCGCTGACGTTTGATGCCAGATGGTGGGGGCTTGCGGCGGTAAAGGACATCCAGACTCGCGCCTGTGTGGATCTCATCAACGACGAGGAAGAGCGGAGAATTGTTGACCTCATCAACTCCAAGACGTGGCCTCGCGGATGGGACGGAAACGAACCTTTGGCTTCCCTTCCATTTGACAACGTGAACCCGGACGGAAGCGTCCAGCCGATTATGGACCTTTAACGATACTGAACTATGAACCGAGGAGCGAGATCCCGCCCAACCTGGCCTGAGTCATGGAACCGTCAGGACAAGCGCAGGACAAGGGCGGAGATGAAGTTTTGCGATTGTGGTCGTCCCGCAACCGAGGAAACCGCGGGAACCACAAAAGCTATTTGCCACCGTTGCCGATACCTCGAATCCGAGAAAGCCGACGTGACCGGCGACTGCCGGCGAACGGGATCGGGAAGGCGCCACGAAACCTTGACGCCCGAGCGCAAATCAGGTAGGGTGGGATTGTGACGATTTTTGCAGCATATTTTGTTCCTTGCGTTCCGTGGTCCAGACAGGCCCGTCCTGTGCTGCGATCGTCACACATTGCTGTGGACCACGGAACCCAGGGAACCGAAAGAGCCTGTCCCTATGCCCCAAAGATTCCTTAAACCCGGCCTAACCAACAGCGAGCGGTGGAACTCCTGCGATGAAATGGCGGAGAACTTTTACGTCCGCATCCTTACCCAAGTGGACGATTACGGCCGGGTGGACGGGCGCCCGTCCGTTCTGCTTGGCGCCTGCTGGTCCGTCTGGAACGACAAACACCCGGACAAGGTTGTAACCTTGCAGCAAGTCGCGGGAATGTTGCAGCAACTTGCAGCAAATTTCCTGATCGAGTGCTACGAAGTGGACGGAAAGAAAGTGGTGCAAGTTACTCAGTGGACGGAACGTATCCGCGAGGGATGCCGGGAAAAATGGCCCGCCAACCCTAATCCGCAGCAAACCGCAGCAACTTTCGGCGGAATCCTGCCTTCCCCGTCCCCGGTCCTCGTCCCCGTCCCCGCCATCGATCATACGTCCACGCCCCCGGCGGCGGTGGGTGAATGTGTCGAATTTCCAGCAGGAAAGCCGAACAAGGGAAATGCCAACGGAGCAAGGGATCTTCAACTCAAGCTCAACTCCATGTTCAAACGCCCCGAAGGAACCCGATGGGACCCCGAGGAAGAGCGGCTGCTGATCGAGGTGTCCCGCCGCGATTGGCGCCCTGAGTTTCCGAAGCTGGAACGGTTCAAGAGGAACGAACCGGAGTACTTTCCCCAATCGGTCATCTCCCTGCTTTCCAAGTGGGGGCCAACCCTTGACCGTGCCAGAAACCACAAAAAACCCAACGGGCCGGATTATTAACCTATGAACGCGAATGAAATGTGGGAAATGTACATCAAGCACTTTCCGAAAGAATCAGCAAATGAACACGCGATGTTGCTGGCGAAGCAATCGTTTTACGCCGGTTTGTATAGTGTTCTCTCCGAAATCCGATCTATTGGACGCCTTCCACCGAAACAAGCCGCCGCGAAAATGGCTGATTTGAACGTCGAGGTAAGATACTGGTGTGAAGAGCTTTACGCAACATACAAAGCAAGAACCAACTGACCATGAACGACCGCCTACCTCCCCATTCCCCCGAAGCCGAAGCTGGTATCCTCGGATGCCTGATGATTGAGCCCCAGGCGTGCATCCCTCGCGCCATCGAACTCCTTCCCGCTGGCGCCGAGTCCTTTTACGACCTGCGCCACCAGGGCATATTCGGCTGCATGGCCGCGATGTGGGATCGCCGGCAGCCGGGGGACTTGATCGCGGTCGCGGAAGCCCTCAAGACGGCCGGGAAGCTCGAGGAATGCGGCGGTCATGCCTACCTGTCCTCCCTACCCGCCTGCACACCCTCTCCGGCCAACCTGGACTATTGGGCTGGAATCGTCCTCGAGAAATACCTCGGCCGCCGGATGCTGCGCGTGTGCATTGAGGCCGCGGCCAAGATTTACGACGGGACGGGCGACACGGTGACCGACATTCTGGACGGCATTGAGCGTGACGTGCTCGCCGTCCGCAATGAGCGGTCCAGCGACGGGGAGGAGACGCCGATCCGGTCCCTGGTGACCGAGGCTATCAATTCCATCGAGGACCGTCGGAACCGGGGCGACGCCCTAATCGGCCTTTCCACCGGCCTGCGCGACCTGGACCGGGCTACCAGCGGACTAATCGCCGGAGACCTGACTGTGATCGCGGCCTACCCGTCGGTCGGTAAAACTTCCTTGGCGATGAACCTGGCCGAGCACGTTGCGCTTGAGCTTCGGCTTCCGGTGGGGGTTTTCTCGTTCGAGATGACCGCCGCAAGCCTGGTCGAGCGGATGCTAGCCAGCCGCGCCCGGGTCAACCTCCGCAAAGCGGGCGATTGGGTTCAGGGCGATTTCGACGCCCTGGGGAGAGCCTCGATTGCCATCGGCGCCAGCAACCTACACGTCATCAGCCGGCCAATGAGCATTGCCCGCGCACGCGCCAAGGCACGCCGAATGTGGTCACAGCACGGGATCAAGCTGTTCATTTTTGATTATATTCAGCTAATCGAATGCGGGGTCGGACGCGGAGGGAACCGGGAGCAGGAGATTTCCGCCGTCACGTTAGGGCTGATGCAGTTGAGCAAAGAGACGGGCTGCCACGTCATCACCATGAGCCAACTCAATGACGATGGAAAATTGCGCGAATCCCGAGCCATCGGCCAACACGCGGATAACGTGTGGGTGCTGACCGAAAAGACCGCTGATGAGACCGCCGACGAACCGCCAACCGTCCGCGAGGTGGATTTGGTCATCAAAAAGCAGCGAAACGGCGCCCGCGGTTTCAAGATTCCGCTGATATTTCACTCTGAATTCACGCGATTTGCCGATGCGGCCCGCGTGCCTCCCGACGAAACACCTAAACCAAGGAAACGACACAATGACTGAACCAATCACACCCGATCAACGCGCCAAATTCGGGCGCCTATGGATCAAACTATCGCCCACCATGCCAAATGGACCATCGCCCGAAGGAGAACAGGGAGCGTGGCTCATGTTCAAGGCTATTCTCCCAGAGCTGGAGAAAGCCCGCCACGATTCCGAGTGTTTGCGCCTGGCCGTGCGCCAGTTCGAGGCTGACATTGCCAAGCTTAAGGGGCTGGTGCCGACCCCCGATGCACTGGGCAATAGACCCAGGTGTTTCCCGCCCGCTCCCGCTTGAGCGCCCCCTGGCGGTAGAGTTTTCCCAACCTCCAGATCACCGCGGGCTTGAGTTGCCCCGTCCGCTCGCAAACCGGCCCGAGCGTGGCCCGACCGAGCGATTCGACCGCCTGAAGGCAGCCCAAAAGTTTCCCGCGCACCGGGACAACCCCCGCCCCCGCGCACTTCTCGCAGCGCATTTCGTGTGCGTTCACGATGCCACCTCCCGCGCGTATTCTTGGGGGCTTATGGATATCATATTTCCCCCCTTTGCGCGGCTTGTCGCAGCACGATCGTTTCGGTCTTTCCAGGGAGAGATCGGAGCCAGTCGAGCGATTCTCGGCACGGGCGAAGCGCGGTTAGTTTTGATAATTCCATATTATATTTCCTTCCTGCCCTCGCGGGCTTGGTTGGCCAGCCGGTGGTCCGGGTCTGAGATCACGATGCTCCGATCCTCTTCGTAGTTGATCTTCATATATGTTCGAACTGAGTTTTTCATATTTTTCTTTCTCCCGGTCGGGCCGGGTCCGAGATCATGATTTGTCGCCGGCGGAGCTTTGCGAATTTGCGCCCCTGAGCCCGCCCCTGAGCCCGCCCCGCGACCTCTCCGCAGGCCTCGATTTGCGCTTGCTCGGCTTGACCGAGTCGTTTCGCGAATGTGTACCACGCCTCGACGGCATAGGCGCGCGACACGATCCCCGCCGCGGCCATGAACCCACGATAAAAGTTGTCCCGATCGTGTTGGTCCATTTCGATTTGTTCACTATTCATATCTCACCTATAGTTTCTCACACCCCACTACGCATTGCAAGAAATATTATCGCATCACGCAAGATTTATTTGCACCATGACGTAAGATTTATTGTGTAGCAAGCGGGGGTTGGCACGGATAATGCCACTACACAAATCGCATCACGCTGATACACATTCGCTGTGCTTGAGGTAAGCGCTCCAGCGTGCGACATTGCCCCATGGCTGAATTCTACAAATCGGGGAAACGGATCCACGGCAAGCGATTCCGAAAAGCCGAGCTCGACACCGTCACCCACGAGGTAATTGACCACGTCGCAGATCGCATGGTCCGACTCGGAATGCCGCTCCGCTACGCACTCGCCCTCGAACGCAAGGGGCTCACCCCAGTCTGGTGGTCCGACCAGCTCGAAAAAGACCCCGGCGCCCAGGCGTATTTCGACGAGCAAACCGCGGCCGCCCTTGAACCAATTCTGGACGAAATAAGCAAAACCACCCTCAAAACCATGCCGGCAAAAGTCTGGCTGCTCGAACGCCGATTCCGAGATTTTTCCCAGCAACGCGACCAGCGAGCCGCCGGCAACGCCACCCAGGTCAACGTCCAGGTCTCCCTGCCCCCAGGCGCCTTCGCTGACGCCCGCAAAATCCTCGCATCCCCCAAGCAGCTACCCGCCCCGAAACCCGACGAGCCAGCCGATGGAGGAATAGATCCCCCGTCCTGCCGCGTTTGCGACGATTGCAAAATTTTGGACATCTGATTATCACTTTTTGGACATCGGTAAAACCTTGCATTTGCAATGCATTTGCAATGCCTGCTCAGGGGTGATTCGGGTTATCAGGGAGATACGCTAAAAGCGTTCTCTCTCGCCCGATGGGCTTCGATTCGGAATAATCCATGGTTCGCCCGTTTTTTCAGGCTGTCAATACCTGGTGTTTGTAATCGGTGGGATGGTCCCACCGCAGAAATGGCCGATTAGGAGGGTGAAAGCTGAAAACCCCGATTAGGGAGAGGTGGGGCCATCCCACCGGAGGGTGAATCGGGAAATCGCCGATTAGGGGGTTTTTCTGGTGGCTCGCGCGCGCGGAACGCCCGTGCAATGCAGATGCAATGCGGCCGCCCCGCTCGCGCGCGCGGAACGCCCGCGCCATGGCGTGCAATGCAGATGCAATGCGCTTCCCCGTACAGCAAAACGCCCGCCTGACGGCGGGCGTGATGGCGGATCTGGCGACCTAGCGGCTTATCTCCGCGGCACGCCATCCACAGAATAGGCCGCGCGGCTTGGTTAAGCCGAGCCGCTCCCAGACGCGTCCGCCGTCAAGGCTCGCTAGCGCGTACTTGATACCGCCGAAGCCGGCGGCCACGGCACTGTCATGCATGGTTCCCCCGTCTATGATGCCGCATAAGAAAGCGTATCGCTTGCGGTCTGAAGCGGCAGCAATGCCCTTTCCCTTCAAGTCCAGAACGCTGGCCAGCTTGCGCCGCCAGGCGTCACGCCCAGGGCTTGGCTCGCTTTCGTCCGCTTCGCCTTGCCCACCGCCCTCGGCCCATGCCTTAAGGCTCGCAAGGCTAATCTCCCATGATTCCGCGCGCGCCTTGTCGGAATCTACGTAGATGGGCCGATAGTCCGACGGGAGGTAATTGTTATCGCCCACCATGCCGCCGCTCACGTCCCGCCGCAGTGAGGCGTTAGCGCCAGCATAGGCCATCCGCTTCATAGACCTTGCGTCCCCGGTGATGAACGCTTGCCATGCCGCAGCCACGCCCGCTTGCGCCGCTTCCTCGACTTGAGACGGTGAAGGATCAACCCCTTTGTAGAGTGCAATGTCACGCGCGCATTTGGCTGCCACGCCGCCGCTATTGATGGTTACCTCGCTTGTGCGAGGATTGCGACCAAAGCACAGCTCGCGCAACTCAAGCGCGACATGGTCATGGTCTGGGTATGTTACTGTCTTGTCTGTTTTCATATGATGTTTCCCGGTGTTACTGACACCGTGACCGTATCCTCGCACGAATTGGCCGTTGACGCAAGGATAATCTCACGCCGCCCTCGAAATAACCCCAGTGAAGCGGTAGGGATTGGAATTCAGTACCACCCTAATGGGGGATACGACTTGCAATGCGACGGCAGTGCAGATGCAATGCAATGCGGATGCAATGGTCAGAAACATACCCCCCGCCACCCTCTGCGTGGAACACCCCATCCTCACCAATACGCAATTTGCAAAAGTGCGGGGCAAAGGCAGTAGGGAATGGTGTGAACTTCCCCCATACCCCTATCTGTGATACTCGCGGGGAAAGGTAGCACGGTTTTGTGGAGGGCGGGCGGTGGGAAGTTCCCCGCGTGAGAAAGTTAGCGAAAGTTCTTGCGTTGTCTGCGGACATTGCGTATGGTTGGGGGATATGAAACTTAGACTGCAAGTAATCAGAACCCAAGGCGGCGGGACATTCTCCCCTTCATCATTGGCGATCATGCGGGGCGCAAGCCCAGCGCAACAGATCGGGTGGGTTATGTGTTCGATTGAGCTCACTGGCGATCCGGGGTGTGCCAACGAGCCATGGTTTAGCGCTGGAAAGATGGTCGACGTGGAGATTATTGAGGCTGGGCTTGACCGGCCGATGTCTCCATGCATCACGTCGCACATGATGAACGCGGCGCGCCGGGTGCTGGAGACATGCATCCCGGGTGAAGCGACTCCGGTATCGGGCGGGATGGCGCTGGAAAACCTCAAGTCGGCTATTGCGGCCGCGGACAAGGGGGAATCGTGAATCGGCCACTAATGGAAAGCGAGAAAGCTTCTGCCAATGCGTGGGCGGCTGAGAATGGGGTCCCGATCTCGGAATTCTGGCGGGAGCTTCACCCGACCTACAAGATCCCGGCGGGGTATCGGTCGGTGTGGGTGCTCATCATCGAGAGCCTGACGCATTACAACGGGCCGGCGGTGATCACGGTAAAGGCGGAGGGGGGGAGGTTGATGGTGCGGGAGGCGATCCCGGCGGGGCTCAGCGAGAGGGACCAGGCTGATGGGATGGGGTGGTTGGCGGGGGTGGTTGGGGCGGTGGGGCAGGAGGTGGCGAAGTGAGTGCGTTTCGGGTGGGGTCAATCGTGTTCAGCCCGGTCGCTCGCGAGAGGCGGGAAAATGATCGGGCAGAAAGGTTTCAAGCCGAGGCTCTGCGGTTGCAGAATGCCATCACGGTGGCAATGCAATTTCTTGGGGCGGCGTTATCAGGGACGATCATGGACCCCTCCTGGATTCGGCCGCGGCCGATTACCCTGGAGGATCGGCACAAGAGCGTTGCGGAGGCTTATGGGGTGCTGCATGATGCGATCAATGGGGGTGAAAAATGAGCGAATGGACGAGCGAGCGGGAGCGGGAGTTTCGGGATCTGGCGGCGAAGGAAGCGATTGACGCGAAGTTCACTCCGGAGCAGATGCAGCGGCTTGAGGCGCTGACCAAATTGCGCCGGGAGTTCTTTGTGGGCATGCCGGAGGCTTATATGCTGCCCCCGGCCATCGGCGCAGCCCTTGCGGACGTGGCAAAGGCGATCCGGGAGCACACCGCGGCGCAACTCAACAGCCAGCGGGAGAAATGGCGACGGCAGAAGCAGGCGCAGAGAAAAGGCGAGCGGTTGCGCGCCAGCCACAACACCAAAACAATTCTATGAAAAGCACCACCATCTTACCAGTTTCCGAACCTGCCGCTGTCGCGGTTGGTTGCGAGAGCAATCCTATCCACATTATCAGCCTTGGCGCTGGAGTCCAAAGCAGCACAATGGCGCTTATGGCCGCGTGCGGTGAGATTACCCCGATGCCAACAGCGGCAATCTTCGCGGACACGCAAGACGAACCAGGGAGCGTTTACGCGTGGCTTGATTGGCTCGAAAAGCAGCTTCCTTTTCCTGTTGTTCGCGTGACGGCCG